AGGTGATCAGGCAGAATGCCTCCAACGCAGCAACCATTGACTTCCAGTTCTGGAACAAAGTTCCAGGGATGAATTAAGATGGCCGCAGGAATACCACCAGGAACAGCAAAAGCAGGTGGGGGTGATATCACCGGAGTCACGGCAGGGAATGGAATATCGGGAGGAGGAGATAGTGGTGCTTTAAGTATTGCTCTTGACCTAGGGACAAACCCTGGCTTGGAAATTGACGGTAGCGCCAAGTTACAAATAGCCAAGGGGATAAGCCAACACGATGTTGCACAGTTTGGCGCTGGAGTTGATGATAACGACTATCTTCATGTAGATGGCACAACCATAGAAGGGTTCAGCGCATCAGAGGTACTGTCAGATATAGGCGGTCAGGCATCTTTAACTTTTGGTATCTCAAACACTAACGCTGTAAAGGTTGATTCGGCATCAGTAGCCGATGATGAATACGCTAGATTTACAGCTAGTGGATTAGAAAGTAGATCAACTTCCGAAGTTCTGTCAGATATAGGTGGCGCTGCATTAACAGGAAGTACAGACAACACAGTAGCTACTGTCACTGGTGCTAATGCGTTAGCAGGGGAAACCAATCTCACGTTTGATGGTTCTACTTTAGCTGTAACAGGTGCGGTTACTGTATCAACTGATCTTACGGTATCGGGTGGCGATATAGTTTATGGAAACGGGCAAAACGCAACAGCTTCTGTGACTGCAACAGCACACGATGCTGCTGGTAGAAATCTAACCATAACTGCTGGTGCCACTACTGCTGGTACTACTAACAACATTGCAGGTGGGGCATTAACCTTTCAAGGTGGTCAGGGTAAAGGTTCTGGGGCTGGTGGAAGCATTGTCTTTCAGACTGCTAACGCTGCTGGTTCTGGTAGTTCATTAAACTCACTTGCTACTGCTTTAACACTTGAAGATGATTTAAATGCAACATTTGGAAATGATGTTTTATTAAACACAGACAGCGCTGTAATCAAGATGGGGGCAGATGATGATGTCACCTTTACACATGATGGGACTACTGGTCTTACTGTAGCTGCTAATCCATTTGAAGTAGATTCCGGTGGCAACATCACACTGGATGCTCATACAGGTATCTTTATTTTCCAAGACGCAAACACCGAGGTTCTCAGAATCACTGAGGGTAACTCAGGTGATGTAACAATTAAATTGGAAACTAATGCTAAAGACCTTATCTTCACTGATAACGGTGATGCGGAGGGATTTAGAATTCTTGATGACCAAGGAGGAGCGAAGGTAGCAGGAAGTTTTGTAAATGTAGCAGGAAAACAAGATATGTACATTCCTGCTAATGCAATGCGACCCAGTGTTGCCACGGCTGCTGCGGATATCACGGACGTTGATAGCGGAGATCAGGATGTGTCTGTCCCTGTTATTGATTTTGATGGTGGCAGTTCTGATGAGTGCGCTGCATTCAATGTGGCAATGCCTAAATCATGGAATGCAGGAACTATAACCGCTACTTTCTACTGGACTAATTCTAATACGAATGCAGGAAATGTAGTGTGGGGTATACAGGGTGTAACTGCTATCAATGATAGTGCATTAAATACTGCTTACGGTTCTTTAGCCAAGTCTGCTGCTGACCCAAATATAACAGCTGCTACTGGAGAGTTAATGGTATCAGCAGAATCAGCAGACTGTACGATTAACAATGCTGCGGATGGTGGCATAACTTTCTTTAAGGTATCTAGAGATGCGTCTGATACAACCAATGATACGTATGCCTCAGACGCTCGGCTTATTGGGGTAATGATTCATTACACAACTGACGTTGCAAATGATGCATAGGAGACACATATGCCACAGTTTGGATATCAAGTATTAGGACATGGAGCAGGTGGGTCTGCCCCTCCCTTTTACAAGGTGCATTCCTTTCTTTCATCAGGAACATGGGAATGTACTGCTGGCGGAACAGTTGACATACTGGTAGTAGGTGGTGGTGGGTCTGGTGGAAACGGTACTTTCAATCAGGGTGGGGGTGGAGCAGGTGCAGTATATACGGTCACAAGAGCAATGACTGCACAGGATTACACCATTACTGTAGCTGCTGGCGGTGCAGGAGTTACAGGCAATAGTGTAGGTAATGATGGTAGTGCCAGTAAAGTAGCTGGTGCTGACGGAGACTTCGATCAGGATATCTATGGTGGAGGTGGAGGTGGTGGAACAGGATTTGCTGGTGCTGGAAGAGCATCTCCTAACACATCCACATATGGAGGTTCTGGAGGAGGGGCTTCTACATCACAATACGGAGCAACTACTGGTGGTAGTAGTGGGAGTCTTGGATATCCCGGTGGGGACTCTGCCTATGCCAGTCCTCAATCAAATGCTAAGGCTGGCGGTGGAGGTGGTGCAGGACAGGCAGGTGGAACATATGGTGGCCCCGGTGCTGGTGGTGGGCCGAGTAGTCCGACATCCACTGGTGGTGCTGGTATTACTAATGCGTACCGCACTGGAAGTAATGTTTCTTATGGTGGCGGTGGAGGAGGAGAAGGTGCAGGTAATCCCGGAGGTAGCGGAGGAGGTGGTGCAGGTAAGTCGGGTTATGCGTATGGAGGTCAACCTAACTCTGGTGGAGGTGGTGGTGGAGGCCCTGATACATCAGTGCCACAGACTGGCTTTCCTTTTTACGGTGGTAATGGTGGCTCAGGTATTGTTGTGATTAGGTATCTAAGCACATCTGGTGTAGCTGCCAGTGGTGGTACTGAAACTACCTATGATGCGTAAGGAATATAGATGGCATTAAGTTTTGCAGAATTAAATGATAGCAATGTGGTACTCAGGGTTATTGTTGTTTCTGAAACAGATGCCCCTAATGAGGCAACAGGCATTACTTTCTGTAAATCTTTATTCGGTACGGATACTATCTGGAAACAGAGTGGAGATATTGATGGCAGAAAGAACAGAGCAGCTATGGGCTATACCTATAACGATTCGATAGATGCCTTTGTTGCTCCTAAACCATACCCTTCATGGACATTAAATTCTTCTACAGGATTATGGGAACCACCTGTTGATTATCCTGCTGATTCATACGAGAAAACAGGCAATGATATATTCTACGAGTGGAATGAATCTGAACAGCGGTGGGACAGAGTCGAATGATAACTAAAAATCAATACTGGATGTGGGAAAAAGCCCTGACTCCAGAACAGTGTCAAGATATAAAAGACCTTGGAGATTCGGCGATATCTAAATCAGGTGCTATACGTGGAAAGGTAAAAAAGAAGGTTGATGGAGTTAATGTTTCTCAATACTCAAAACAATTACGTATATGTGATGTAGCATGGATGAATGATAAATGGCTATATGATTTACTACATCCATTTGTGTTTGATGCTAATGAATATGCTGGGTGGAACTATGAATGGGATTTCAGTGAATCATGTCAGTACACGGTGTATGACAAAGGTGGATTTTATGGATGGCATACAGACCAAGGCTTGAGTTGTAACGCTGGTGCATACAATTACATATATAACAATTTTAAGGTTGGAGATGTGGGAACAACTATCGCACCGTGCATAACAGACAATCCTACAGAGAACCCTAATCTGGATGGAAAGATTCGTAAGATAAGCATGTCAGTGAATCTTGATGAGCCTGATGATTATGAAGGTGGTGACCTTGAGTTTGACTATGGAATCTTACATAGAAAAAATGTAACTAGATTCCAGACCATGACAGAGATAAGACCGCAGGGTAGTATAGTTGTCTTTCCGTCATATACGTATCATCAGGTACAGGAAGTAACAGAAGGAAAACGACACAGCCTTGTAATGTGGTCGTGTGGAGAACCATATAAGTAGAGGGTATTATGATGGAAGGAACTGAATATACAGTTACTGACGCGGATCTTGCTATCCTATGGGAACGAAATCCTGGTGTGCAGCGTGAGCTGATGATCATAGTGCAGCAGAGGCTTATCAAGGAAAAGGATCAACTGATTGAAGAGATGGCGAAGGACGCTGCTAAAAATTACAAGAAGGCAGTAAAGGTTAAATAGCTATGGCTACAACGATAGAAGCAGCAACCCTTACGGTTACATTAACAGAGGAGATAACCCTTAACGGACAGGAC